GCTCTTTCCAACTTTCGTCCAACTCACGAGCCTTTCTTGCTTGTTCAGCATTTCGAAATTTTTGTTTGCCTTTTTTCTTGCCAGTGGTACTAAGCCACGGGCCTTCTAAATGCATACTCATTTATTTACACCAAAAGTTATACACATAACTCTATTATAGTGTCAAATGATCAATTTGTCTAGTCTCATGATAAGGTTCTTGCAACCAAATCTAGCATTTCTTCCGTGTCCATTTGGCTTAGTCTATCGCCCAATTCCATTACATGATCTTCTGCATTGTAATAGTCTTCAATTCCGAGAAGTTCGTAAATTTCCTGGCGGCTAACATCTTCGTTACGCATGTGGCAAACCCACAACACCGTAACAAATGCTAATCCAAAAACTTTTTCATTATCCCAAATGCCGTTATTTTCACACCATTCTACTGTTCGATTAAGATAGTAGTCGATGTCTTCAATTCTATTTTCCAATTGTGCTATCCAGTGTTGGGTGTCTTCACGTGTCCAGTAATTCATACTCTAAAACTTTCTCCGCAACCACATCGGTCACGTTCATTAGGATTTTTAAAATCAAATCCTTCATTAAGGCCATTCTTTACCCAATCGATAGTTATACCATTTAAGTAAGGCTCGGCTTTTAGATCTACTAAAACAACAAAGCCGTCCTGAGCATAATTAATTACACCCATTTCGGCTTTGTATTCGTCAACATACTCTAAAGTATAAGCTAGGCCACTACAACCAGTAGTTTTAACACCAAGCCTGATACCTACGCCTTTACCTCTTTTTTTAAGAAGCTGTTTTATTTTCTGAGTGGCTATGTCGCTTACGATAATCATCTACTGCGGCCTTAATGGCATCTTCGGCTAATATCGAACAGTGTATTTTAACTGGAGGTAGTGCAAGTTCTTCAGCAATTTGACTATTTTTAATGCTCGCCGCTTCGTCAATAGTCTTACCCTTGACCCATTCTGTAACAAGACTACTTGATGCAATTGCTGAACCACAACCATAAGTTTTAAATCTTGCATCTGTAATTATGCCATCTTCAACTTTAATTTGAAGTTTCATAACATCACCACAAGCTGGCGCACCTACCATACCTGTCCCCACGTCTGGATCATTTTTGTCAAATGACCCTACATTACGTGGATTTTCATAGTGATCAATAACTTGTTCAGAGTATGCCATTATTGTGTGCAAGTCCTTGTTCTAGTAATAGTACCATCTGCATTTTGAATCTCAGTCCATGGACTGCAATTTTGATTTTGCTGAACTACTACGGGTGGTTGTACTACTACTGGTTGTTGTACTACTACAGGCGGTTGATTTTTTGCAATTTCATATCCTATAATTCCACCGATTAAGGTTGGAGCTACCCAAACCCAGTTATTACCGCCACCGTGTCTCCAATGCCCGTGACCGTGACCATGGTGTGGGCCGGCAAATGCAATCGAACCAGTTGCTAATAATAATACTGCTAGAACTTTTTTCATAATAATCTCCTCGGATATTACTATAACGTATTTACCCGAGAAAAAGTTTACTTGCCGGCTGCTTCTTTACGTGCGTTCTTAACTGCTGTAACGTCGTTACGAGTTTCTTTACAGAGTTTAGCAAGTTCTTGTAGGTGCTTACGAACACGAGTTCCGGCGGCGCCAACTTCTTTGTCGTAGAACTTTTCAAAGTCGCCTTCCATGGCTTCTACAATTTTGGTGAATTCTGAAAATTTATTTGCTGACATTTAAGTCTCCTTTAATTTGCTGTGCTAATAATTTAGCTGTTCCTGCGGACAAGGTCCATCCTAAATGGCCGTGTCCTGTATGATAATACACATTTTTGGCTTTCTTACTAGGGCCAACAATGGGCATCATGTTTGGGGTCATCGGACGTAGGCACGCCCAACTTGAATAATCATGTGTATTGATATTTGGAAAATTATCGTGTACCCATTTAAGCAGTGGTTCAATTCTACTACGGGTAATATCGTAATTTTCTCCTGTTAGTTCTGCTGTACCTGCAACTCTAAACCTATTACCTAGACTGCTGGTGACAATCTTAGCTTGATCATCGAGTAAACTAACATCTGGCAAGTATTTCTTTTCAACATTATTTACAGTTACACTATAACCTTTTACAGGATAGATAGGTAAATTATCTCCCGCAGTTTTAGCCAGGGCTACACTACCCACACCGTTGGCTATAACAACCTTATCGTAAAAAGAAACATCTTCTACATGTTTAATTTGCCAGTTATAGTTAAATCTAACACCGTACTTGCTTTCTAAAATCTTAGCAAGGTTATAACAGAACTTGTGGATATCTCCTACAAAGTCTGTGTTAGTCCATGCTCCGCCGACAATGCCTTGAATGTTAGCCAGTGCAGGGTCTAACATAATTGTTTGCATAGGAGTCAATATGTCCCATTCACAGCCATTATCGTTATAAATTTTCTTAGCATCAACTGCTTTCTTAAAGTAAGATTGATCTTTATAAAAGTGCAGTATGCCGCTAGGCGCCCAGTCGTAATCAAGGTGCTCCTCGATTTGAATATCCATTAGAGCTTTACGGCTTTCGATACCTAGTCTAATTGTTTCTGCTGTATTACGAGCGTAATCGTTATTAGCAGTATGATATAAAAACTTAGCAAGCCATTTAGCTTTACTCCAGTCAAGACTAGGTCTAATTAGCAATGGTGCATCTTTCTTTAAAATCCATTTAGCACCTTTGATCACATTTGACCAGGTGGTCCATACTTCACTATTGCTAACGCTAACTTGACCTCCATTAGCGTAACTGGTTTGCATAGCAGGATGAGGTTCTTGTTCATAGACATGAACTTCATAACCGTCTTTGGCTAGATAGTATGCAGTAGTTATACCAGCTATTCCAGCGCCGATTACTGCTATTTTCATCCTAGTTCTTGCTCCAACCATTGTTTGCAGTCAGGCCAGTTTCTATATATAAAGCCACGACCGCCAGCGCTGACCCACTCAGATATATTACTAGATCGATCGTCAATTAAAATATCTTCAGGACTTTTACAATGGCGCCACTTGTCATGACTGTACGGGCCAAAGAATACAGGAATACCTGGGAAATGATCATTTGCCCACCAAACTTTATCATTTGCGGCATACTGCATTGAATAATCATGAGGCAATGCTGTTAAGAAAAACAAACCAGAGCCTGTTTTATCTGCATAATCTTTACACCAATTAATTAAGTCGTGTGCTCCGTCTTTTACAGGCAAATCTCTGTAGAATCTTTCACGAGCTTTTACCTTAGCCCAGTCACTATCAGGAATACGTTCTCCGTAATTCCAGTTACGATTAACAATAGCCCGAGCGGCAGGCATCCAGTCGGCGACAACGTCGTCCATATCAATATAAATGTTCATGGTGTGATTTTACTTTATTAAAGTAAATTTGTCAACCACCTGCAAATACGTTTGGCGATCCTGCTGTTATAGATCCTGCATCAGCAGAATCGCCAATTCTTGCAATGGGTTTATTGTTGACAAAAACTGTTCCAGATCCAGCGTTGACAGCAGCGGCATGACTAACTGAACAATTTTTTCCTGTAAGTCTATGAACAACAGTAGGATCTCCCTGTCGTTCAACACCTATGCTGTTTGCAAAAACGTTTCCAGATGGACCGGTAAGGGTAGTGGTTCCATCGCATCCATGCCCTGTTGAAATACTATCACCGATCCTGGCAACTGCTGGCATTAATTTATCCTGTTACAATACCGCCAGCACTCACAGGTTGAATACCGGTAGTTTGAAATGTATATTGATCTGCAATATTTTTATCAGTTAATTCTTTTAAAACTATCACATTTTTATTTATTGCGTAATCTTTGTCAGGATCAACAGTCATCATGATAGGAGCCATAGCTGGACCTTTTTGTCCCATAGCTAACATAACTGGTTTAGATAATACTAATTCCGATATGTCTTCGCTGACAAATTTGCCTATTACTTCTTCGCCTGTTGTTAATTTAAGACTAATTACATCGCCTGCTTCAAATTTTGGTTTTGATAATAACATTTACTTTCCTTAGAATGAACTCTGTGGTTCCATTGTTTCTGAAATATATTTACGTAGTTCTGTAAAGCCGCCAATTAATTTGTCATCAATTAAAATCTGTGGAACAGTTCTTGCAGTTGGTATTGCTTCTAATAATTCTTCTTTAGTATAACCATCACCGATTTTACGTTCTTCAAACGGTATACCTTTTTGTGTTAAAAGTGCCTTTGCTTGATCGCAGTAAGGGCAATGGTACTTACTCCATACAATAGCTTTCATTTTATTTCCTTTAGATAGTTGGTAATTCTTCGTAGTCAATAGCATCACTCATAACGCCGATGACATAATTAGTAGATTCGTTTTCTTGTAGTGCAGTTTGTTTCTTGCTTGTATCGCTATGCTTGTTAAACCAAGGAATAGGTGTTGTCTTTGGTGCGGGATTCCAGTACTTAATGCCAATAGCTTTAAGTGCATCAGAAGCTGTATAGTCAACAAAGTCTTTTAAAATATTTGCATTCAACCCAATCACCGGACCTTTCTTGAATAAGTAGTCGGCCCATGCTTTTTCTTCTGCAATAACGTCACGATAAATTTGTAAAACTTCTTCCTGGCATTCTTGTGCTGCCGTAGCAAATCTCGGATCTTCTTTAACAACTTGATTGATTAAGAATGCTGTCCAGCCTTTGTGTAGTAGTTCGTCTTGTAGGATTAAGCTGATGATGTTGCCGTTGCCAATAAAGATCTTGTTCTCAACCATGGCCAGGCTAGTAGCAAAGCTGACCATAAAGCGGAATGCTTCTAGTGCATAACTTGCATGTAGTGCTAGGTAAATTGCTTTAATATGATCTTTCGGATCAATGTCAGCGTTACACTCTATAGCACAATTAATTTTATGTAGCTCTTCATAGTAATTACCGACACTACTTGCCATGTCTACAATTTCTTGTGTTTCGTGGATGGTGTTAAACACTTCCTTAGGTACATTATAAATGTTACGGATAATGTGACTGTAACTGCGACTGTGGATGTTAGTTTCAAAGAACGTCCAGTTGTAGACCAAGGCTTCTAGCTCTGGTAGGCTTATGACCGGAGTAAAGATTTGACTAGGGCCGCGGCCTTGCAAACTGTCAAGAGCAGTTTGCCT